ACAGGGTATAAGAGCGTCGGCTCCTGTCGCACCTCAGACACAATACATTCCACCCGTATTCCTAAATCAGAACCCAAACTCTGCACAGCCAGCGGTTTACTCGACTCCTAGACCGATGACCGCTGCCGCTGCTCAAATCAAACTCGGAGACCGCAACGAAGCAGACATGTTCCGCCAGCGTCGCAGTTCTGGTTCAAGCATGTGGCAAACCGAAGCGTGGGAATACTACGACGCCATTGGTGAAATCAAGTATGCGTTCAACTTAGTTGCCTCTGTTGTTTCTCGTGTTCGTCTTTATGCTGCGGTTGTTTCTAATCCTTCGGAAACTCCTTCGCCAATCCGTAACAGCGAGAACTCAGACGAGCGTTTAGTTGCTGCTTCAGAGCGTGCGCTCGCACGTCTCGACAGCGCATACGGCGGTCAGGCTGGGTTGCTACGTGACGCTGCTCTTAACTTGCAGGTTACTGGCGAGTGCTATCTTTCACAGATTCCTGCACGTCCGGGAACAGGTGCACCTGAGTCTTGGGATATCCGTTCTGTTGACGAGTTGACCACAGATGGTAAGGGCAATTACCTAATCACTCCACGTCGAGAGTTGAAGGTTGCTGCAGCCTCTGCAAATAAGCCGGGCGTGATTGCAATTCCTAAGGGTGCTTTCGTTGGACGTATTTGGAAAGCACACCCACGTTTTTCTGAAGAGGCGGATTCATCACTACGTGGAATCCTTGACCTCTGCTCTGAACTTCTTTTGCTTAACCGCACCTTCCGTGCCACCGCAAAGAGCCGCCTAAACGCTGGTGCTCTTTACTTGCCAGATGGACTTAGCGTTTCTGCTTCTCCAGACCCTGACTATCCTTACGATGACCAAGACGGCATCTACACCGACCCAACTCCAGAGGAAGTCGAAGACGAGTTCGAAGACCAACTCATTGACGCTATGACCACGCCGATTAAGGACGAGGACAGCGCCTCAGCCGTAGTCCCACTTATCATTAGAGGTCCTGCCGAACTGGGCGACAAAATCAAGCAGTTCAAGTTCGAGCGTTCATTCGACCCTATGCTTGCCGAGCGTTCTGACCGTGTGCTTGAGCGCATCCTCCAAGGCTTAGACGTCCCTAAGGACATCGTTACTGGTTTGGCTAACGTTAAGTACTCAAATGCTCTACAAATCGACGAGAGCCTTTACAAAGCACACATTGAACCGCTGATGTTGTTGATTGCTGACGCTCTTACTGTTGTTTACTTGCGACCTTACTTGCTTGCTAACGGCTTCTCAGAGAACGAAGTCAACCGCATCGTTGTTTGGTTCGACCCTACCGCTGTTGCTACTCGTAATGACCGTGCATCTGATGCAGACGCAGGTTTCGACAAGATGGCAGTAAGCCTAGAGACGTGGCGTAAGACTCACGGTTTCTCGGAGGCAGAGGCTCCATCTCCAACAGAAGTTGCATTGCGCCTTGTTTTGAATAAGGGTGTAATCACTCCAGAACTTACCGAAGCAATGCTTGGCGTTGTTGCACCAGACGTTATGGATAAAATCCGTGAAGCGTCACAGGCAGCGAACCCTGCACCAATGCCGCCAGGTATGCAAGAGATGCTTCAGGGTGAAGCACCAATGCCACCAGCCGAAGCACCAGCAGCACCTACCGAAGCACCTGCACCTACACCAGCACCGCCCACACCGCCAGCCGAAGCGCCAGCGGCAGCACCTACTGGAGAAGAAGCACCCCCAGGGTTACTCGCCGAACCGAACGTAAATATCTAGGAGATATAAATGGAAAACATCGAAATGGCACTGAGCAGCAGTTTAGGTAAACAGGAACTAGTTCATAAGTTGTCTTGCCTTCTTGCCGACGTTGTCTCATACAAGGCAGTCGCTCAGGGGTACCACTGGAACGTCAAGGGAGCAGACTTCATTCAGTTTCACGACTTCTTTGAGGAACTCTATGAAGATGCTGACTCTGCAGTAGACCACCTTGCCGAGAGCATTCGCAAACTCGGATACGAGACTCCTTTTACGTTGCAAGATTTTGTAAGTCTTTCTTGCATCGAGGTTCGCCCAACTGGTTGCGACCCTATTGCTATGTCTGCAGTTCTACACGACGTTAACCAAACTCTTCGTGATTCGCTACTAGAGGCGTTCAACATGGCTGACAACTTAAATCAGCAGGGAATTGCAGACTTCCTTGCAGGTCGTATCGACATGCACGACAAGTGGTTGTGGCAACTTGGCACCATCGTTGGTGCAGATGCTACTGAAGTAAAAGTTATTTCGTTCTAACCCGATAAGGATACAAAATGTACCCCAGTAACAACGATGAGAATCCAGTCAATGAGTTGATTGACGCTCTGGACGTTGCTGCCGTTAGCGAACTCCCTTCTGGCGAACCGTCAAGCGAGTTAAGTTTTTCGGAGACCATCAAGGCTATGGTTGCATCTGCCAACGAGAACGTCCTAGACGCTCGTAAGGTTATGCCAATCGAGGCTATGACGGTTGCACAGCGTTCACTAAGTCGAACCATCATGTCTCAGGATATTCAATCTAGAGCGTTCACCGCTTTGCGTGAAGTTTCAGATTACATAAACATGGCTACTACTGGAACTCCATCTAAGATTTCTCAAAACAACACCGACCTACTACCTATCGGTCACCCTCTCTCGACTTCTACCGAGTATGCATCTTTGCTCGACAAGATTGAGCAGAGAAGTGAGTGGTTTGCAGCAGACCCAAGAATAAGTGAGGAGTATAGACCTGTCGTCGCTTCAGCGTATCTAACCGTGCCAGATACCGTAGAACGTCAGTATTCGATTGCTCGCTTAGAGTCTGCTGATGCACAGGACGTGCCTAGAGAAGTGGTGCTTGCGATTATTGCTGCAAGTAACCCATTTTCAGGAGAGAACTCTTTTTTAGCACGCTCGGCACGGGCGAAACTCCAGCGTAGAGACCGTAGAGGTCGCTTCGCTTGGATGGGTGGTGGAGCAAGATTCTTTGCAAGTTTCAAAGGATTTATTTCATCTGTCATGGGCAAGTTTGTCGGCTCAGACCCAAAAACCAACACGTTTGACATTGAGGTAATTGACGACCCTGTTTTGGGAACAGGATTGTTTAGAATTCCTGCAACCAACGTCGAAGGCGTTAAGGCTTACATTGGCGGAAAACTCGGAAAGATGCTTTCGCTTAATGCTAAGAAATCTGCAGACTACGCTAGCGGATACGCATTAGACGGCAACTCTCTTCAGAGAATTGACGCACCTTCTGGCTGGACTGCTGCTGGAAACGGATTTGCCTCTGCCGATGGTTATTACGCAATTAACCACGCCGCTGGAGCAGAACTTCCAGACTTACAACGCCACATTGATACTTACGGCGCAGAAGTAAAAGGCTTAGGCGAGAACGGTGCACTCGACCCTAAGTACCCTGTTTACGAGGTTATGACTAACCCACTCAGTCAACCTCAGGGTCGCTTCACCGAGGGCGGAAATCAGTCGATTGGTTATTATCAGTCTTGGGGAGACGTTCAGGCTGGCGTATCACGCTATGACCGAAAGAACGACCAAAAGCGTGCTGGCAGTACTCAGAAGCGTATGTGGGGAGACATTCCACAGGGAGAATTTCCTAAGAACACATTTGACGCAGTGGCTGCTGCTGACCCAGAAAACGGATTACCTTACTCGACTTATCGCAGTAAGAACAACACAAAGAATTTAGGTGGCTTCACTGTAAGACGCTACCAACCAGAGCAGCACAAAGAAGTGCAGCAACGTATGGAAGAAAACGTTAAGAACGGCGCTTCAGTTAACGGCTTCCGTAGCGGCTCAACCGAGATTGAAGACGACCAACCAATTTTTGAAGTGACTCGTCAAGTTGCACCTTGGGAGAAAAAGGGAATCCAGCCTGAAGTTATCGGCTACGCACAAGACTGGGAAGACGTTCAGGCTATTGCCGAGAACAACGAAACAACTTCTCCACGTCAGCCTAACCCTAGAGACAAAAAAGTTCGTGATTTTAAGGGCAAGGCTGGTTTAGATTACGTACACGACGATGACGTAATTACCCCCGAAGATTTTATTAAGCAAGAAGACGGCTCTTACGAAACTAAGCCAAGTTCTGACGAGGCTCTGCGAGCCACTGTAAGGCAGAACGCTCAAGGCAGATGGGTTGGTGAGGTTTACAACGACAAGGAGTCTCAGGACTCGTTTGAACCTGCTAGCCGCAGAACTTACAACAACCCAGAAGAAGCAATTGAAAATGCTGCGGAGTGGATGACCGAAGAAAACGACTCCCGCTCTGACCGACCTAAAACCGAAGCGGAACTTCTTGCAGAGCGTGGAAACCAAATGGTTTACTCGGAAGAAGTTAAGGCTACTCTTCCAGAAGACTTAGGCTCACCTACTCCTTCAGAGGTTAAAGAGGCTCTTGCAAAGGTTGGCGTTGACCTACAAACTCCAGAGCAAAAAGACGAAGACAAGTCTGCCTCTGACTTGGCAACAGAACTAGATGCTTCGGTTCCTGTATTTTTTGGATTACCAGAAGTAATGCAACGAGGCAGATTTAAAGGCGCTGGCAAAAAAATCATGCTTAACGTAAAGCGCTGGGCTAATTTAGGATTAGGTAAATTTAATCAGTTTTCCGAAATAGAACGACCTGACAACGAGCGCCTAGACCAGATGGACGATTTTGTTGAAAAATCTAGAGCACTTACTGCTGCAACTAGAGCACGCATCGCTCAAAGATTTAAGGAAAAGCATGGAGAGGATGCTTTTGAAAAACTTGCTCAGGTTGCTGTCGACAATCAAGAAGAGATGCGTCTTGAAGAAGAGTGCAAAGCCTACGCAACGGAAGTGGCTGAAGAGCGTTGGAAAACCATACACGAGCCAGAGCAAATCCGTAGGTATTTAAGTATTAACGATAGAACATACAGCGACCCGCAGGAACTACTTGCCGCTGCTCGAAAGCATGCAGCAGAACAGAAAAAGAAATTCATTAAAGAAGAAACAATAAACTTATTAAAAAAGAATGAAAAAAGTAAGTACGGTGACCCACGTCAACGATTAGAAGAGCACGCTTTAGACACTGGCAATAAAAAAATAGCAGATATTTACGACCAAAGAAGAGCATACCGACGTCTAAATGCAGAGGCTTTAGCGATGTCTAACGACCTCGCTAGAATTTCTGGAGAAGAGTATCAGCAACTTTTCAAAGAATTAGGTATTCCTATGTACGATGGTGACGGCAGCGAATTTTTAGACTTTGTCGTATCGAAAGATTACACAGGGGATGAAAAGACAAAACTAGAAGTTGACCAACTTAAAGAGGCTGCTAAGTGGGCTTTACGTAGGTATCCAGCCGCTCTAGTTGCCCAAATAGTTGATTACGTTAATCGTGAGCACGGCGGTAAACTTAAATTTACTCAAGACAAAGACAACAGAGCCGCTTTTGATAGCAGAATAAGCACCGTGTTTGTCGACTCTAGAGCGAGAGGCATCGATGAGCCTGTAGGCAGCGCTGTTGCAGGACATGAATTTGGTCACGTTCTTGAACAGGCTATTCCAGAGTTAAGAAGCATGCAGTGGGGATTTCTATTTTCTCAAGCCTCGCCTAGAAACGAAGACGGCTCTAGACCTAATGAAATAGACAATGATACGCAAGACAGAAACGCTCTTGCTTTGGAGTCTATTATTAAAAAGGACGACCCCCAAGAAGACGAAATAGGAATACCTGATTTATTCAGAAAACTTTACGAAGGAAGAGTTTATTACGACGAAAGTAGTGGAGCGTTACGTTTAAATCCTTACTCTGCTTACGAAATATTCACCACTGGAACTGAAGTTGTTCTTTCTGGTCAACTAGATAAAAGACAAGTTAATAATAAAAAAGTTTTAGATGCTTACAGTAGCGGAGAATTATCTGCCGAAGATATGTTCATTGGCTCAAATCAAGAAGCCTTTACTGCTGGAATGTTGGTACACCTCGCTAGAAGAGGTCAAGACTCTGCAACTACAGAACCTACTTCCGAAGGATTTGAAGGAAGAGTTCAAAAGACAGGCGCACCTCCAGTATGGCAAGAGGGAGACTTAGGAACTCTCAAAAGTGAGATAGAGGGAATCAACGCATTTCTTGATAAGGCAAACTACAGAAAATTAGCAGAACCAGTAGAGGCTGTAAACAGAGCGGCAGAAATTGCTGAGGGCATCAAAAACCCTAAAGTTGCAGAGGTTGCTCGACGTCAAGTAGATGCGCTGCGCTACAGACTATCTAAATTGGTAGAAAGCCTAAATCCACTTGACGCTTTCTTTAAGTCAGACCTAGACGCTAATTCAGATGAAGAAGCCGTCACCAAAAATCAAGAAGTACGTAGCCGATTGAAGAGGGCTGGTAGGAGAAGAGACAATAGACTCTCGTTGCTGCGAGGCAGAGGCTATAGCAGGGCAGGGTATCTTAGCCACGCAGTAATTGACAAGTACGAATACGAGTCTCAGGGCGGAGAGAAATTTACTTTTGAAGTTCAAAACATTACGTCAAGAGCGGGAGTTTTACTCACAGAAAAAAGGCTGCACCCCTACCCTAGAGTAAAAATACGTGACTCAGAGGGTAACCAGATTGCGGCAATGTCACTTATATTGGTCAATCCTGAAAAAAATATCGACCCGAAAAAAGTTTTAAGTGAGTCAACAAACACCGACCTTATTGACACAAGTAAGCCTTATTTCTTCGTTAACTCTTTAGGAGTGCAGAAGAATCAGAGGCGTAAAGGTTTAGCCACCGCCATGCTTGAAGCGGCTAGGATGTCATACGGCGTGCCTATTTATCAAGGCAAAAGTGGAAATAAAGCCTTTACTGATGCCGTTCAATCTATGGGCAACGTACTAGAAGACGATTTGGGATTGGACGTTCCCCCATCCGTAGTCAAGCAGGATTTAGGTGCCGCACCTAAGCGTGTGTCCTCTATAAAATCTAAAAAAGTTCTTTATCGACTTAAAAAGACCAACGAAGAAAATACCACAACAGATTACCCGACTAGCACCCACACCGATAAAGTCAATACTTTTGACTACACTTCGGAAAACGGGGAAAAATTCACCATTAAGTTCACTCAAACCAGAGTCAGCGAGAAAAACCCAGAATTTGATTTAGGCGACTACTCTCTAAACCCTACGGTTACCGCTAGAGACTCCGAAGGCGACACGATTGCAAGTCTAAACATCACTCAGTGGGATGCTGGAACTGACCCTAGAGGACTTGCCAGACTGTCACCAGATGACGTATTTGATGAGAGTATCCCGTTTTCTACAATTGGAACTATTTACGTTGACGGCAGACACCAGCGTAAGGGTGTAGCCACCGCCATGCTTGAAGCGGCTAGAGAGTCGTTAGACATGCCTCTCTATCACAGCCCAAATCTAACCGCAACCGGTAGAGAATTTGCTAATGCCGTTCAATCTTCTTCTGAAGTTGTTGAAGATGACCTAGGCACGGACACAGAAGTCAACGTCTCAGAAAAAGCCGCAGCAGTCAAGAGTCGCTTAACTAAGTCTGACGCTGAACCAAAATTTTTATTTTATGGCAC